AACTTACAAGGAGATCGAGGCGGCATACAAACACGTAAGAACAGCTGCCACGATAGAAGACGCAAAATTTTACATCGACATGGCATTCCGCAAAAAAACTTTTGCGAATGAAATCGAGATGGAACAAATCCGTAGGAGAATCAACAATGGCAAAGAGGAGTAAAGTTCGCAAATCCAAAGACGCAAAGATCTACAACAAGACAGCAAAAAAGACCAAGGCGATCAATCTTGGAAGCGGCGCAATGCGGGGAGGCATTAGATTATGATTAACGTATACGGCATCTATGACCAGTGTGCTATGTGCTACATCACCACAATCAACGAGCGCGACGATAAAGTCGCCGAGCGCAATTTTAAGATTGCGCTTACGGACGAACACAACATCATGAGCAAGACGCCAAGCGACTACCGACTCGTGAGACTCGCAAAGTTCGACGAAAACAACGGCACTTTCGAAGAGGCAAAGGAGAACATTTTCGATGGCATATCGCTCAGTAAGTAATTTCAGGGAAACCGCAACGGCAAAACCAACCGAAGCCGGCGAAAGCGTAAGACGGACATATCTTTGGGAACACAACGAAAAAGGCGAAAAAGTGCTTAGGCTCGACCAAATCATTGACCAGCAAGCAGAGATCGACAGCTACCTAGAAGAAACCAAAATCGAAAACATCGTCCGACGGGCAAGCATCGACCCAGACATTGCGGCACGTATCGCGCCAGATTTAGGCGGCGGCATCCAAGACTTTACCGAGGCACCGCAGACACTGGCAGAACTCCAAAGCATCATGCTGAGAGCGGAACAAATTTGGGAAGAGGTCCCAAAAGAAATCAAGCTCAAATTCGACAACGACGTCGATAAATTTGTTGCATCATTTGGAACAGTTGAATGGGCAAAAAACCTAGGCATATATCAAGAAGAGCAAACCGAAGCCAAAACAAATGAAGCAACAGAAGCAACGGAGGCAAAAGAATGAACAGAAACAAAGACGCGGGATTTAACCAAGTACCGCGACTGGACATCACGCGAAGTCGCTTTAAAAGGCGGCAGGACGTCAAGTTAACGCTGAACGCAGGACAGCTTATTCCGTTTTATGTGGATGAGGTGCTTCCGGGTGACACCTTCAGCGTTGACCAGGCGGCGATTATCCGTATGACCACACCTATCTTCCCGGTCATGGATAACTGCTATATGGACATCTATTATTTTTTTACACCAAATCGAATCCTTTGGAAAAATTGGAAGCGGTTTATGGGAGAAAACGATACGGGGCCGTGGGCACAGACTCAGGAATACACCATCCCGCAAATAAATGTAAATAACGGAAGCGAAGAAAAAAATACGCCATTCGAAGGAAGCATCATGGATTACATGGGTATTCCAACAAAGGTATGCAAGGGAACTGAAAAAGGAGCTTTCAGCGTCAACGCACTCCCGTTCCGAGCGTACACAATGATATGGCAAGAATGGTTCAGAGACCAAAACGTAGACAATCCAGCTATTAACAGCAACGGGGACGAAAACGTAAATTACACGGACAACCGGACTAAAGGCGTAGACGGAACAGATACAGATATTGACTACATCCTACAAAACGCATACAAAGGCGGCAGACCTCTTCCGGTCAACAAATTCCACGACTACTTCACCAGCGCACTGCCGAGTCCACAGAAAGCAGGAGAACCAGTAAGTATACCGATAAGCGGAAGCGCACCGCTCGGTATGTATAACGGGACAACGGGCAAAGTAACAATCAATAGCGCAATAATGAAACAAATAGCAAGTGATGCAGGACTGTTAAGCACAGGAAGCACCTTTAGCGCCACAGAATGGGACGTCGGAGACGGGCCATATGCAAACAAAGGACTGGCAGTGGGAAGAAATACACAAAGCGCATACAGTGGAGTAAACTTAGGCGCAGACCTATCAAAAGTCAACGCAATAACCATTAACCAACTGCGGCAGGCATTCCAAGTTCAAAAGTACTACGAACAACTAGCGCGCGGCGGCAGCAGATACCGCGAGATGATTTACAGTTTGTTCCATACGAAGATTTCGGACAAAACTGTACAGATTCCGGAGTACCTGGGCGGTACGCGAATCACCATCAACATGAGTCAGGTTATCCAGACCAGCGGCACAACCACTGAGAGTCCGCAGGGCAACACAGCGGCAGTATCCGTGACGCCATACAATGGGAGCATGTTTACGAAAAGCTTCGAAGAGCACGGCTATGTTATCGGCGTATGTTGCATCCGGCATGATCATACATACCAACAGGGACTTGAAAGGATGTGGAGTCGCAAAACAAACCTCGACTTTTACTATCCTGTATTCGCAAATCTGGGAGAACAAGCCATCCTCAAAAAAGAGCTGTATCTTACCGGAACAGCAACAGATGAACAAGCTTTCGGCTACCAAGAAGCTTGGGCAGAATACCGAATGAAACCGAACCGAATCAGCGGCAAATTCCGAAGCAATGCAACAGGAACGCTGGATAGTTGGCACTACGGCGACAACTACGCAAATGTGCCAAGCTTGAGTCAAGCATGGATGAAAGAAGGAGATTCCGAAATCCAGAGAACTCTCGCAGTAGACAACGAACCGCAATTTATCATGGACACAGTCATTGACAACACCAGCGTCAGACCTATGCCCATGTACAGTATTCCGGGCCTTGTGGACCATCACTAAAGAAAGGGGGAAAGACCCGGGTCAAAACCCCGGGTCTATTTATTTATGCTAGCAGGAATTGGAAGCGCATTACTAGGAATCGGAAAACAGTTATTACCATCAATCGCGAGCTGGGGCATAAACAAACTACTTGGCGGAAACATGAGCGAAAGTAGCGGAGGCAGTCAACAGCACAACGAAAGCACAAGCGCCGGCGGCGGCACAAGCACCAGCGAAAGCGGCGTAAACAGAAACCAAAATCTGCAGGACTGGAATAGTATGCTTGGAGCAATTCAAGCAAATATGCAAAGTCAGCAAAAGTTTAACCGAAAAAGCATGTTCGAACAAATGGGATATAACACCATGGCGGCAATCACGCAAGGAGTGTATAACCAGATAAGCAACAACGCGGCAATGAACTACAACAGCGCAGAGGCCGCAAAAAACAGAGCTTGGCAAGAGCAAATGAGCAACACAGCCTACCAAAGAGCTGTAGCCGACATGAGAAAAGCGGGAATCAACCCTATTTTAGCATACCAACAGGGCGGAGCAAGCACACCGGGCGGAGCACAAGGCACAATCAGCGGAGCAAGTATGGGGCTTGCAAGCAGTAGCGCGGCAAGCGCAAGTGCTCTAGGCGTAAGCCAAAACCACAACAACACATGGAGCAAAAGCGAAAGCAATTGGTACAACGCAGCGCAAGCGGTCGGAGACGCGACAAGTTGGCAACACACAAGTGCAGACAAAGCGTTCAATGAATTCAAAGACGTCTTCAACAGCCTCAACAGCCTAAACACTGGAACAGGAGGCGCAGGAAGAAAGCCAACCAAAAACGAGCTTGAATACAAGCCGGGAAGAGACTTCATAGGAAACAAGAACGTCGAATTTTGGAAAGGAAAACTTAAATAAATGGGATGCAATAAACCGTTAATCCGGTTTTACGTACCTCATGACAGGGAGGCGAGTGGGAGAGTGTACTCACTCGCCTCTTTTAACGAGATACACAAAACCAAGATGACGTACGAAAATTTAATGTACCGAAAAGATGTAATGTTGATACCATGCGGACAATGCACCGGGTGCAGACTAAGAAAGCGTAAAGATTGGAGCACACGAATGGAGCTAGAAGCATACGGTCACAACAAAGAAAGTATCTGGTTTATTACACTAACTTATGATGATGATCATGTACCAACACAGGACACAGAGACAGGCGAAATTTACAAAGGCGGTATAAACATCTGGAAAGGCACCTCAGAGCGGCCAAAAACGGCGCAAACACTGAGCGTAGAGGATACCCAACTATTTATAAAAAGGCTCAGAAAGGCCGTCAAAGAGCCTCTGAGATACTTTTTAGCGGGAGAGTACGGAGACAACACAGCACGACCACACTATCATATGATACTATATGGATGGCATCCGGACGACTTAAAACCAATCCACAAATTGTCAAGACACGGTCATTATACAAGCGATAAGCTAGTAAAAATCTGGGGACAAGGCACAATAGACATAGCACAGGCAACACCAGAGACCTATAATTATGTTGCAGGGTATGTAACTAAAAAGCTATACGGCAACGACAAAAAGCGTTACCAAAAAATGGGTTTAATACCACCATTTTGCACTATGAGCCGGAAGCCGGGACTAGGAGACAAATGGTTCGAAGACAACCAACAACGACTCTGGCAACAAGGATACATACAGCTTACCAATGGCAAGAGAGCGGCCATACCAGAATACTATTGGAGAAAGCTGGAAGCCGAAAACCCTGAAAAAGCATGGAGAATCAAGAAGTATCGACAAGAAAAAGCTATAGCTTCCCTAATCGAAAGAAACGCGGAAACCGATAAACCATACGCGGAACAGTTAAAAGACAAAGAAACGTCAATGTCGAAGAAAATGAGCAAAGCCAAAGGCATATTTTAGCCTTTGGTGTCACTCAGCCAAGTAACTATCAAGTAAGCTACTTGGCTGAGTGTTTTATTGATTTGTTAAATGCACACGCACGCGCACGTAATCGCGCACGCGCACGTGCATTATATTATTATTTTTATTATTAACTTGTTGTAGTAGTAGTAGTAGGGAGTGTTGAAATGTTGAATACTATGAATTTTTATCCTTGGAACGATATTTTTTGGCTAATTTTAATGTTGATACTTTTGTGGATAACTTGTTGAAATGTTGAAAGTATAGCAATATGCACAAAAACCTTTGTGCAACATTTTGTGGAAAACCTGTTGAAAGTGTTGAAAGTGTTGAAAAAGCAAATAAAGGCAGTCCGGCGAGCGAAACCGAAAAGTTGCGTCATGCTCTTCGCACGGCGCACCGCGCCTACCGCATGACCTAAAATAAAAAGTTTCAAAAAACCTCTTGACAAATCGAAATATCTGTGGTCTAATACAGATAGAAAAGGGGGTATAGAGATGAGTACCATCAATCGTCTGAGCGTCAAAGCCTTAAGAGAGCTAGAAGAAGTAGGTTCCTACGATACCGCAAAATACAGATACATCATTAACCGGAGAAATGGCGGATGCTACCGCATCAATAAAGAGCTGTTAGGCACAACGGAAGCACTGGACCCGGAAAATTGGGTAGAGCAATAACAAGGTTAAACAGCACAAAAGTGCTTTTTTACAAAACCATTTATACAAAATAATTTTTTAGGAGGTGTTTACTCTGACTCTCAAGGAGATTAACGCGCTGTTTAACAACATCCGCAAAATCTTAGCCATGTTGGATAAGATTTACCACGCAGTAGAGGGCAACAAGCCCGAGGAGTAACCAAATGAAAACATGGAACGTAAGAGACCAGACCGATACGACGCTAGCGGCGACACTCGCCAGAACTTACAAGGAGATCGAGGCGGCATACAAACACGTAAGAACAGCTGCCACGATAGAAGACGCAAAATTTTACATCGACATGGCATTCCGCAAAAAAAC